ATGGAACCCGATAAACGTGAAGATTTCCCAGGGGAGGGAGTAAAAACACCCCGAGAGACAGAGGAGTTAATTCGTTTCGTGCGTGGCACAGGCGGAGAGAAAGCCTCTACTCAGAGTACCAGTTCTGGAAGCACGGTTGAGTTTAAGAGTTTTGATGAGGGTCCAGGAACACCTGAACTCAAGATTTCGAACTTTAAGCCCGACTATCTAGGCTCCTCCGGTGGACCGGCCAAGCCGGACATTAAGAATGTCCAGCCGGTGACTAATGGGTGGGGTCGTGCGGACATCAAAACACTTAGCTCGAGCGATTTAGCTCGCTATAGTCAACAGTTGTTGTCCTATTCTGGTCCATGTAGGATTTTTCAAGAGTATCGGATTGAACACGAGACTGGCAAGGTCGAGAAAGCTAAATGCTGTCGAGTTTGTCAGTTCCCACGTACTATGCATATTGATTTAAACTGCTACGATTTCGCTCCTAGCCGTGATTTGTCAGATAGTGCGTGTACGACGTGTTATAGGGATTTGAGAGCTCATAGGAGTGGTAGTAATTACAACACCTGTAAGTTTTCGAGTCATCCAGAGTTATCTTTTCTTTGTGTGAAGTGCCATGGGTACAAGCGCGACCATCTTAATCCTGAGACAATGACTGCAGTGGTCACACACGCGGCGTTGGTGGAGGGTCGTATTGTCGATGACATGTATATGAAGAAAAAAGGGGAGTCTCTTGTTGATATAAGGGAATTGAATAAGGAATTGATGGACCGACGTGCGGCTGAGGACCGTGTGTTGGGAGTCGAGTCTGAGCCTGTTTCACTTATAGATAGAGTGGAAAAAGGGTGTTCGATTGTTCGACAAGAGGCGCAAGCCGTGAAGGATAAGGTTTCGAACTGGTGGGATGGAGTTTCCACTGGAACGGATCTTTGGGAGAAGGCTCCTGTGGAGTTCGTTTTGAATGCTGCGGAGTCTTTGGATGAGTCGGTTGGAGAGAGTGTCTCTTCCGACTGGATGCCTAACATTCGTGGTGCTTATGATAGAGCACGCGCGCGTACTCTCACTGCGGCTCATGATTTTGTTGAGTTTGTGAAGGAGAGGCGTTTGTTGTGTCAGCAGTATTGGGCTTGGATCTCTTACGAGGCGAAGAAGAAGTTCTTAGTAGCGTGGGGGTTTCCGGCTTTGGCTGTTGATTGGGCGGCGACTCTTACCGTCAAAGATGTGATGGTTGGAGCTGGCGTCGGGGCGGGTATTGGCGCCCTTTGCGCTAGTTTCGCCGCGGCAGGTGCGTACTTTGCGATTAGAAAGCAGAAGTATGAGAGTATCACCGATGTATCAAAAGATATAGCGGCTTATGGTACTGGATTGGTGGCGCTGGGGGGGGTTACGGGAACCCTCGTTGGCGCGTGTGATTTTAAGAGTGCGATGATGCAAACGAAAAATATTGATTTTTTGACTCGTATTTTTGTGGCTGTTTGTACTCGAGGGCAGGAGGCTGTTGCAGCGAGGGTTGATGCGTTAAAGCGAGAGCTTGACTTGTTGAACCTTGGAGCTGTTGATGAATTCTCGTCTGGGAGTGCGATGGCTATGTATGACCGTAAGAAATATTGGATTCGATTCGAGCTCTTGTGTATCACTTGCGATTTTGCTGACTATCCTGATGTGGTTGATGATCTTAGGGATATGATTGGTAAGCTCGCTGGGGCGTCTTTGTGCGCTGCCACCGTGGCATTTTTTGGATATTTTGCTGCGGGGTGTTATTGGAATGAGTCGTTTCGAAATGTTGTGTGTGGTGGGGATCTTAAAGAAAAGTTTAAGGTTCTCGTCGAGCATCAGACTTCTTTGGCGACGGGTCGCCAAATAGTTAGTGATGTGAAGGAAAAGATTTGGCAAGCTAAGGAAGTTGTTGCGGACAGAGCTGAAAAGTTCGTTTCCGCCGCTAAGGAATTAGCGGGCTTCCCTAGCACACCAAAGGGTGTTCTCAATGAAAGCGGTGAGGGAGTGGTTCCACCGGTTTATGAGAGCAAAATTGGTTCTGGGCAGAAGGATCCTGCTTTTGTTTTAGACAAGAGTGGAGCTCCCCATGCGCCTAGTGTTGATGTTGTTGTTGAGTGGGTGGAGGGGGATTTATATAAAACCTCTTTCACGTTTTGTGGTCGCAAGTTTGAGGGTTTCGTGTATGGTGGTGATAAACCAGAAGGAAATCGTAGGACGGCGATCATGTTGAGAGTTTGTGACCGATTCGATGATATGTTGAATCGGATGCAATCAGTTGTTGGATTCGAGAGTGGGAAGTTCGTGTCTATTAATGGTGTTTCTGTATGGAATGGAGAGGACAGAAATTACATTATGGCCCTTCGTGATGATCTCATGAGGCAGAATTACTCGGCTAAGAAGGCTGAGGAGATTTGTGATCTTACGAGTCGCACGTTTGACCTTAGACGTAAGCTTTCGGACCCGGCTTTTGTTGATTATGAGGAGTCTATTCGACTCCGGTTGTATGAGGAGCAAGAGGAACTTGACGATAAATTTGAGCAGATTTATAGTGGTTCCTGGGAGATGAATAAGGGTTTCATCACTGCTCCTGCGCACCGGGCTTGGAGGAGTTCTCAGGCTGCTAAGAAATTAGCAGCAAATTTAAACAAGGAGCTAGGGGGTAAGAAGTTTACGGGTGCTCATGCTAATCGTCAAGGACGAGAAGTTAAGGCGCCAGTAACTATGGAGGAATCTTTGGCTAAGATTGATACGAAGCATCTTTTTGATGTTAAGCTTGTTGATGGGGAGTATAATTCGAATATTCGTGAAAAGAATCTTGAAGACGCGTTTGAGGGATTACCGAGTGATGATCTTAAACAAAGTTTCAAGAAGGAGTTCGCTATCCGAGTTAGAAATTCTGTCAAGATGGAGGTTATGGGCCTTGGCGTTGAGGACTGGAAGAAGTCGAAGTTGAAAAATCAAGATCCTGTGATGCTTGACTTTAATTTTGATAATGCCTGGTCTTATGTTGGGGCGAAGGCTGTGTATTTGCAGAGATGGAATACAGCAGCCATTGAGAAGTTGCGGTGCCATAAGATTGTTTTCCCCGAACGTGATTACAACGAAGTCACGGAGGAGCATAAGCAGCGATTGGCTGCGAGTGAGAAGGGAAATTGGGGCACTGCGACTGACGCAGAGTTGGAGAAGGATTATGCGGATTGGAAAGAGAAGACCGGTCGCGGTGGTAAGGCGAAGAAGCCTGAATCTGCTTCACCGCAGGTTCAGCCTAAGCTACCTGTTAATGGTGGTAAGGCTACGTCTTATGCCGGTGCCGTGAAGGGCGTTGTTGAAGAGAAGGTTAAAGAGAGTGTTGTCGCTCCTGTGGCGCCTGAGAGGGTTACATGTGGGTATTGTAAGCGGCAACATCGTGCTAGTGATACTTTCTGTTTTTGTTGCGGACGTGACAAAAGTGGGAGTGTCATTGTGCCGGCGTGGAAGTGTGCGTGTGGTTGGAGGGGGTTTGCTGGGGCGCGAGCGTGTGCCAAGTGTCATACGGCTCGCCCTAAGATTCTTGAGTCGCCCACCCCTAATACGGGTGTTGACGTTGAATTGTATCAGTCCTGTGCGTTTAAATTGATGGAGGGAAACCGGTTTGTTCAGACGGTTTTCTATGTTATGAATGCGCAGGGTGCTCCAGCTTACCAGGTCAACAAGCACGCTGTCACTGGACGTCGATGGTTTGAGGCTGGTGGAGAGAAGTTATATGTGTGTGATTTGGAGGTTATTTATGACAAAGGTGACGCGCTCTTATTGAAGTGTGCGAAACCTTTGGTTGGTATAAAGCCTTTAAAGACTGTGTATTATCCTGTTTCTGATGCGGTTTACACGGGTGCGTTGATTGGATATCAACCTGTGAGTGGTCGTTTTAATATAACGGCGTGCCAGTGGAAGAAGCGATCGGATGATACTATCGTCCACAATGCGTCAACGCAGGTAGGCGATTGTGGAAGAGTTTTGGTTGATGCACGGGGAAGTGTGATTGGGCTTCATTTTTCGGGACAGTCTGGGGATAGTAAGTATCCCAATGAAGTCTATTGCCCTTTTGGGCCTGTGAAAAAATAAGTAACCCACCAACGTCCTGTTGGTCTGCCGGAGGCTTGATTGAGGACGAGTGTGATCTAGAAGATCGGCTCGATCAAGCTTTTGACAGATTTGTTGGTGGCGTAAAACAGGTCGAGGGGCGGCCTTATCGATATCTCGAGTATCTCGGGACGGTTGGTAGGGAGAAGCTCCCCGATAGTGCTAGGTGCGAGATGGTACCGAGTTCTCTTCGGTGTTATTTCACACCTGAGTTTGTTGTTTGGTGTGCCGAAAACGCAGGTGATTTCGTGGTTTCTAATTCCACGAGGCAACACCTGTATGATTCGGTAATGAAGATGGATAGACCTGTTGTGCATAAGTATCGGAATAGGATGGATATTCTTACTCCGGCTCTCACTAATGTCAGTGAGATGCATGACTTAGCTTTTCGGGCTCCAGAGATGACTGATGTTCAGGTGATGGAGGAGGCTAAGTTGGATACTAGTGCTGGGGTCTTGTTGGCTTATTGTGGATGTCCGAAGAAGAAAGACGTCCACCGAGCGGATTTTATAACTCGTGAATTCCAGAAACCGAATTATAGCCGGTGGGTTATATGGAAGGTGTCTGGTAAGCGCGAGCCTAAAACGCGGCATGACTATATTGAGTTGGGCAAGCAGAGGACTTTCATAATTGAGCCCTATGAGCACCAATTTCACTCTAAGAAAGTGTATGGTAATCAGAATAAGGCTCTTATGGGAGTTGGGTGGAGTGCGTATGGCATGAACCCCTATGATGGGGGAGTTCGGCGTATGGGCTCTCGTCTTGTTAGACATAAGCGGTTTGGTATGTTTGATGGTAAGGGGTGGGATCGTATTATGCCTTTTATGCAAGAAATTTATGTCTTGCGTAATAAGTATAAGGATAAGACTCCGTATTTGGAATGGGTTTATAAGAATATGATTGAGTCTATCTTATATTTTCCAAACGGTGATCTTGTCTTTAAGACTTGGGGTAATAATTCTGGTTCCACCAACACCACAGGTGATAACATTCTGGGAATGGAGATTGCCTTTGGTATGGTGTTGGCCTACTTGGGTGTCCCACGTCGTGAGTGGAACAAGTTGGTCGATGTGTTTATTTTTGGTGATGATGTTGTTTGGGGCGATTCTCTTTCTTTCTCAGATGGAGAGATTGAGGCAGCCTTTAAACATGTGTTCACTGATTTATGTGGTATTGAGCTTGATCCGTTTGTGTTGTCGGATAAGCTGGAGGATATGGAGTTTCTTGGATTTCGATTTGGACGAGATCCGGCTTCTGGGTGCTGGATCCCAGTGTATCCTTTGAGTAAATTATGCTCCTCTTTTCTAGGCGGACCGGATTCTTTGGATCCTATCCAGGAGGTGGCGAAGCTTACATCTTTGATGTTGATGTCGGCTGGGCATGGTGACGTTGTTTTTAATTTTTTTCGCAACGCCGTCGTAGAGTGTATTGAGTGCTCGAAAGATCCGGAGATTGGATTGCTTCGGATTTCGAGTATCGATAACCTCATACCAACGTACGAGGCCGTGATGGCCTGGTATATTGGATATGAGAGTTAAGGTTTCGTCAACCTGTGCGCACAGGTGCCGTTAGGAGGTCGGTGGAACAACGGCTTTTATGACGGAACCCCCTATGAAGAAGATAAATCGCGAGAGCGATGCGATGAGGCAGAAATTGTCTGCCCAAGGAGTACCGCGGCAAGAGATATCCAATCGGATTAAACAATCGCGAGAGGATAAGATTGCTGCATTGAAGAGTGACCCTAATTATGGTAAAGCCATAAAGGGTTCCCTGAAGAGTGAGGTTTTTCGACCAAATCTTGAGGGGCGAATGGGTAAGGCTAAAGAGCAAGTCCGTTCGAAGAGTAAACAGAGTGGGGCTGTCCGAGCTGAATTCGTGGCTTTTGCTGCGAAGGAAGCCCGAGAAGCTAGGCAGAGAACCCAGAAGGCGCAAGTTCAGAAGACGCTTGAGAAGGCTTTTCATGAACATCCGCGTGAGGCGGAGGCTATTCGACGTAACGCGTTGAAACTGTCTAAAACTCCCGAGGAGCGGGAGCGTAAGAAACAGAAGAAGCGCGAGCGGAGGGAGATGGCTCGTGCCATGACTGGGGTTGAGGAAGGATCCTGGTGGGATCCTTTGATTAAAGCTGGCGCAGATTTGTTGCCGAAGCTGTTGCCGATGTTGGTTGGTATGGGGGACTACTCTGAGGAGGAGCCCCCGATCACAAAAGGAGAGATGCCGCAGTCAAATTCACTTTTGGCGGCGGCGACGAATGGGCAGTGTGGGACGCAAGTTCCATATATGCACCGAAAAGGGGATAAGGTTAGGATACAGCATAGAGAATATGTGGGGGATGTTTATTCGACAACCTCGTCGTTCTCTGTTGCTAATTTCCCGATCAATCCTGGGATGGAAGAGTTGTTTCCTTGGTTGGCACCTATTGCGGCTTGTTTCACCTATTATCGATTGATGGGTGCTGTCGCTGATATTGTTAGTCAGGGAACTGATTATGCGAATGTCGCTGGTTTGGGATACTATGGGCTAGCAACCCAGTATAACCCGCTTCTCCCTGATTTTGCAAACAAGAAGGAGTTTATGAACTACGAGTTCGCTAATGCGTGCAAGCCCTCGCAGAGCTTGACGCACTGGATAGAGTGTAAACCTAATGATTTACCTGATCCAGAGAGGACCGTTCGATCGGGGTCGATCCCGTCGAACGCTGATTTGAGATTGTACGACCATGGCAAGTTATTTCTTGCCGTGGGTGGAAACCCATCGTCTGGTGGAATCATCGGGATGTTGTGGTTGACGTATGATGTGGAGTTTTATCTACCGAAAGTGAGCGGCTCTTCGGCAGGTGTGTTGGATTTCTATCGTATTACAAGAACTGACGTCACCGCGGCTAACCCTTTGGGGAACACGTTGGTGTCTGTCAGTCCTCGTAGTACGATGAATTGGACTTTTTCCAATAATGTGATCACTATCCCCGGAGGTACGTTCGGGGATTACTTATTGGATTTCATGTGGAAAGGGACTGCGTCGCCTAATTCTGTTGGGCCAGGCGCTACTTTTAGCACCGGGTTGACTTTGGTCAGCTCCGTTGGTTCTGTGGGGGTTGCTGGTGGCTTGTCCTTTTGGAATGATTGGATCGTTACTGTGGACGGTACACAATCGAGTTATACTATAACTTTCGATGCTACTGGGACTGGTCTGCCGGTTGGTTCTTCACCGAACCAACTTTTGGTGGATGTGACGGAGATACCACGGGCGCCTCCAGCGTCCTGTGCGATCTTCGATCCCGCCGGTCTTGAGTATGAGGATAGGTATGACCAGTACATGATGAGTATTTTGAGTCCTGTTGAGCAGGCCAAATATAGAAGTCATGCTGGGCGTAAATTGAGTCCTCAGAACTCAAATGTTGCTGATAGGTTCGAAAATAGGAAATTGTTGAGGGAGGCGGCTTTTGAGCAATTCCAGTGTAAACTGGAACGTGAGAAGGCCAGAGCCCCCACTTTTGCGGTTATTGGTGACGAGAAGACGGGGAATTGTTTTCGCGCCACCGAGCAGGAGTGTTTGAGATATTATGATGAGCTTAACCTGTATAAGGTTAAAGGGTTTTGGTGGTGCACCGATAATAAGTTACCATTCGAGTCTGGTAAGGCCTGGGTGGTTGATTTTGGATCGGTGGACCCCATCAAGTGTGATGCTGATCTTTACTACAGGATCGCGATGGAGCAGAAACCTGGTCGATTGAGTAGTGAAGAGAAGGAGTTGATTGCGCTCGCTTTGAAATATAAGTGGGCGTCGAATGAGAAAACGACGAAGGCTACTAGTACGAGTTTTGATAACAAAGTACCAGATGTCGTCGTCGAAGTGGGATTAGTAGAGAGTTCCTCCAGCACCTCCTCGGAAGAGGAGGTGCCTGGGATGGACCCGTACACTGTATTGCGTAGGGTGGGTAACTACGGTTACCTATCTTGCAATGATGGGCATTTCGTGGTCCGTACCTTTGAATCAGACAAGATGAAATGGTGGTTTCTCAACGAGGACAATGGTTTTGAGAAGGTTTTTATGGAGACCTTTTCGGAGCTTTTGGCCAATGAGTTTATGACGTGTATCGATTCGATTATCGAGAAAAAGATTAATCCAGAGTCGGACTCGTTGAAGGCAGTATCAGCGCGGAAGATGTTGTTCCGCAAGCGTGGGTCAAAAGATTATTCAACTTTTAACCCGAATCCTGGGTCGGTATAGTTGCGCCGGGATTGTCCAGCATGGGGCTTTGTTCTATGCACGCTAGGTGGTTGGGCGTTCTAAATGCAGCCACACTTTGCGCCGACTGGGGCGCGGTATAAGTACCTTAGAGTCAGAGTACCTTTGAACTGAATGTCTTTATTTGTTTCAGAGAAACAAGTATTGATCTAGTGATCCGAATGGTGAGCGTTGTTCCAGCCTAGGGAACTGAGTAATTTTTATTACTAGAGGAGTCGACTTTCGGAATCGCGTACATATGTGAATTAAAAGCATCGG